CCGTCAGCGTCGTCGAAACGCAGGCGTAAGCGCGCAGCGGCGCCCCGGAACGCCCGGGGTTGTCGATCGCGCTGAGCAGGTCAACGCTGTCGGTCGAAACGTAGGTGCCAGCCGCCTGGATCATCGACTGAGCGAGTGAAGGGCGGGCCTGTGCGTCCATCAACATGATAGTTACTCCTTTTCCCGTCCTCGATTAGACGACTTGGGTTTCATTGACATTGAGCGCGTCGGTGCGGCGCACCGGCACGTCGTCGAACGCGAGCACCTGGCGCCCGCCGACATCGGCATAGCTCAAGAACTGGTTCTTCTTGTTCAGGAGCTGGCGACGCATCCAGGTGCGGATGATACGCGGCACGTAGAACACTGCGCGCACACCGGTGAGGCTTTCGATCTGCTCGAGCGCCTGCACGAACAGGTCTTCCAGCTTCGGTCCGGTCGCCTGGTCGAGGACGATCGCGGTCGGATCGATGTTCGCGATGCGAACGACGTAGCGCCAATCCTTGACGAACAGGCCGCAGCGCCACGTCCAGTGATCGCGATAGCCCATGTAGGGGTTGCCGCTGCCGTCGAGCAAGACGGTCGCGGGCGGATTGTCACCCCCGCCGCCAACCGCATTGGTCGCGTCCTCGTGATCCAACCCGCCCTTGGTATTGCGCGGATAGATGCCAAACACCGTGTCCGGTCCCCAGCCGACCAGCCACACCGAGCGCAGCGCCGAACCGGTGCCGCCCGCGTTGATGACGTTGGCCGCGGCCTTGTTGGTGGTCGTGACGAGGGTGTTGTAGCGCGTTGCCAGCCCGGTATATTCGAGCGGGTTGGAGCCGGCATTACCATAGAACAAGGTCGTTGCCTGCTTGTTCGACATGCCCTGAACGTGCGGCCGGGCCTGCTTGAGACGGTAGGCGTCGACGTTGCCCGACATGATCGCCAGTTCGCGGTCGACCTGGCTGAAGTCTTCGAGCAGCGAGCAGGTCTCTTCGACCGTGGTGCTGCCCGCCTTGGTCAGCGGAACACCCGCGTTGAGCGCGCGGAAGCTCGGGGTCGGCAGCACGGTACGCATACCGTCCTTGTGCCCCGTCACCATATTGCCCTCTTCCCAGTGCATGTCCGCGAGGACTTCATTCTGCTGGGTCAAGACCTCGGCGATGTCGAGCTGCTTCCCATCGGGAGCCATCTCGGTGAGCACGTCGATGATGGTCGTAATGCCTGAGCCTTGCACGGCCATGACTAGTCTCCTTTAACCACCGGGAACGTCCCGGCTACCGATTGAAAAAACGATCCGTATGCATTCCACCGCTCTTCGACGGCGCAGGTCCGCTGCGCTTGGTGCCCGTATCGGTGGTTTCAAGGCTCGCGTCCTCGGCGATGAGCTTGCCCGCCTGGTAGGCGAAGGCAACCATTGCCGGGTGGACCGAAAGCCCGGTCTCGGCGAGAAATTCGCGGAAGCCATCGGGGGCCAGGCGGTCGAGCGCCTTGGCCGCGACGCTGCGCACCGCCTCGATGTTCTTGGCATCGAAGCTCAGCACTTCGCCCGACTTGTTCTTGAGCTCGGCGCCATTGGCCTTGACCGCGGCGACGGCGTCCGCTTCCCATGAGGCACGGGTCGCAATGACCTGGGCCTCGATGCCTTTGGTCGCCTGCTCCATGACCTGCGGCAGCACCTTCTCGGCGTAGACCTGTGCGACCTTCGATGCGCCCTTGGCCGACAGGCCAAGCTCGCGGAACGTCGGGGTCACCGCCTCGAGCGCGTCCTTGTCGATTTCCATGCCTTCGGGCAGGCCCTCGATCGCATAGGCTTCGCCCTCGGCCGGGGCGCCGAACAGTTCGGCGTGCGCGGCTTCGGCGGCGATCTGCTCGGGGGTCTTGGCTTCTTCGGTGGTCGCGGCCGGCTTGTCGTCCGCGAGGTCAACCTTGTCCGGCTGGCTCTGGTCCGTAGTCGAGGTAGACGAGCCCTGTTCCTGCGTCTCGGACGCTGTCGTGTCCGAGCTCTCCGTCTCGTTCGTCGATGTAGTCTGTTCCTGTTCCGTCATCATTGGAGCCTCCTAGGGTTGCTTTCTTCTCCGCTTCGAGAATGCGCAGGTGCGCGTCGGGTCCGAGATACTGCTCGGCCGTGCGGAGAATGTCGAACCCCATGCTCCTGCGCCCCTCGAGAAATGCGTGGGTACGCTGATCGGGATGGAAGTTACCCGTATGCATACCTGCTGTTTGAAATACCGTAAAGAGAAATCGCAAGAAGCCCTCGTTCAGTGCGAGATTTTCAAAATCCGCACGGGCCTGTTCAGCCCTGCGCTCGGCCCGTCCTTTACGTTTGCGTTGGCCGACGCTGAGCGTCGGGCGCGGGCCGTCGCTCATTGCCCGAGCATCCGCTGCAAAGCGCTGGTCCCGTCATCAGCGACCTTGGTCGTCGACAGGAGCTGCGCGGCCTGCGCCCCGTCGCGCGCGGCCGGCGCCAGTGCCGCCATGCGCTCGGTGTTCTGCTGCTGCTCCATCTGCTTCTTGAGTTCGGCGACCATGTCGTCGGAGCGGATGATGCGGGGGCTGACCCCAAGCCCTGCGGTATATTCGTCGACCGCCTGCTCGGCGTCGAACTTCAGCGCCGCGGTCGGGAACTGGGCGGTAAGGAAGCCAACGAACCGCGCCGCGCGCTCGATCGCCGTGTTCGACGCCGCGTTCTGGGCAAGGGACAGGATCGACACGAATTCGATCTCGAACGCCTGGCCGTGCAGCTCTTCGGGCAGCGGCGGCAGCATCCCCAAATTCTTGAGGATGGTGTAAGCGCGATCGATGTCGCCTTCGAGCTTCTCGACGTTGACCCGGTCGACCACCGGCCCGAGCTGGGTCAGCTTCTCCTCGTTGCGGTACATCAATTCCTGTTCGTTGCGCGGCTGCACGCCTTCCATCTGGCTGATGGCCATGAACAAATCGGCGTAGAACAGTTCGTCGACGCGGCGCGCGGTCGCCTGGATGTCAACGCGAATGAATTCGAGATTGCGCGGGTCGGTCTGGATCAGCTGCTTGACGACGTCACCGCTCATCGCGTCAACGTAGTTGATCGTGCCTGGGTCGAGGCTGAGCTGCGAACGCGCGAGCCCGGCCGGCGCGGCCAGCGCGGGCTTTACCATATTGTCCATCGCGCGCATCTTGCGCCGCGCCGAGAGTTGCAGCTCGCGCATGTCGGGCAGCGCGTCGAACCCCGGGCAGGTCTCGCAATAGACCTGGTCGCCGACCGTCTCCCACCGCGGCGCTGAGAACGGTTTGCTGTCGTAGCCGGTTTCGGTGAGCAGGATTGTCTTGTCGTCCTGCTGGATTTCCCAGCGGATCGAACGCCACGGCTTCATGATCTTGGGGCTGAGCCGATCGCCATCGGCGTCGATATTGTTCTCGATGACGTGGATGCACGGCACGACAACATGACAATCGCCCTTGTCGTAAGCGCGCTTGGCCGCGGCCGACAGCTTCGAGGTATCGCCGCCGACCAGTGAATAAAGCTGTTCGACGGTCGGCCTCGTGTAGCGCACCAGGCGGTTGACCCGAAGCCCGTCATCGACGCTGATGAAATAGGTTCCGACCGGTTGATGATGCCACACCGCCATATATTTCGGGTGCTCAAGCGCAACCGTGCAGCCGACGCCCATGACGCCGAGATCGCCGTACTGCATCTTGGTCGCATCGTAATAATTGGTCCGCGCGAACAGTCCGTAGATCATGTGCTCGACGGTATCGCAATATTCCTTGACCGGCTGGAAATCGCGCAGGGTCCGGTCGCGCAGAGTGAACTTGAACCACGGCCGCGAGGCCGAGGTGAGGCCGGTCGACATACCGTTGACAAGGCGCCGCGCGCTCATCCTTCCGGCCGTATCGTGGCTTGCGGTGTTGGCCCGGCGCTTCGAGGTGACGGCGTTGGTCGGCGAGGAAATGTCGACGCGGTTGGGCAGCGCCAGCCGCCCGATTTCGAGCCAGTCCGCCTCGAACGGCTGACGGTTGGCCTTCATCCCGTCGATGTGCCGTTCGAGTTTCTCGCGGGTGGTCTTGACCTCTGCCATCTATAAACCGGTCGTACCGAGCGGGGTGGTCGTGGCCGGTGCGCCCAGCGATCCGCCGTTGCCGGAAAGGATCATCGCGCTGGTGGTCAGGCGGCGCTGGTTCTTCAAACCGGCAACGACTGCGGGATCGCCGTTATCGGGCAGCAGCACCGGCTGGCGGATCGGGATGTCCTGAACCTGGGGAGCCTTGGGGGTGCCGACGCACATCTGGTTTATCCTCCGAACAATGCGGAAGGTCCGGGCGTACCCGGCGCCGCGCCGCCAATCGGGATGGTCCCGCGCCGCGCCTGGCTCATCTGCCGTGCGGTCATCCCGCCGTGGTTGTTCTGGAACTGGGCGCGCAGCGCATCATAGGGTCCACTATTGCCCTGCTGCTTTTGCAAGAAAGCGGCGAGAAACTGCATCCCGCGCGCCATGCCGGCTGGACTGCCCCGTGCGGGTGGGGTCGTGCCCGCGCCGCTGGTCTGCATCGCGCTGCCGCCAACGCACATCAGTTGATGTCCAGCTTGGGCGGCATGATGATGAGCGGCTCCTCTTCGCCGCGGGGAACCCCGGCCGCAGCGAGGTCGCCCTTGATCTCGACGATCGACTTGTACTGCGAAATCACCGACTGCCCTTGCAGGGTCAGGCTTTCGAACATCACGCCGATGAGCTTGTGCAGCCCGCGAATATGTTCGGCCATCGCCTCGATTGACGCGGTCGCATCGAAGTAATCGAGATCGGGACTGAGAGGGGTGCTGAGCAGCCGGGCCAGCTCTTCCTTGGAAACGGTTCCGTCGAGCATCAGCCTTCCAACTCCTTCAGACGTCGTTCCTCGTAGCTTTCGCCCGCCTGCGGCAAATTCATGTACCCGCCTAACATACTCTTGCGCTTAGGGCTATTGATGTTGGCGAGGATCACCGCGGCGCCGCGATCGGGCGAACGGCCGAGGCGCTTCTTGATGTCGTCGTTGCTCTCGATCTGGATGCCCGACTTGCCCAGCCACCACCGCGCCGCGGTGAGATCGCCGAGCAGCTGCGGATCAGGCGGCAAGGCAGCGGGATCGGGATGCGCCGGATCGAGCCGCTCGCGCATCCGCCAGTGCAGTTCGGCGCGCTTGTTGAAGAACTGGAGCAGGCCCGAAGCATCGGTGCCGACCCCGCCCGCGGTGCCGTTGACAGCGATCGCATAGACCCCGTTGGTGGTGAGAAAATCGTAAGGGCTGGTGCCGACGCCAATGACGTCGATATGGACCGGGGCTTCGTCGCGCCTCTGGCCCAGGATCACCGCCGCGGCCTTGGCGCCGTCGTTGATGTCGAGCCCCTTGGCGACCTCGAGCTCGGCCCAGAAACTGCCGTAGCGGGCACTGACGACGAGCTCGTCGCCGCCCGCGGTGATCTCGGCCGCGCCCATGTTGCCACCGCGGGCGACGTCGGCGCCGAGGCTGTCCTGTTCGCCGAGGCGGACCGCGCCGGAATGAATGAGGGCGTGGCGCTCGCGCCAACGGTTCTGGGCGGCGAGCACCCAGGCCGAGGGGATGACCTGGCGGGCGTCGTCCTTCATCCCGGCGAAGAAATCCCCGTTCATCATCTGGCTCCTCAAGGGCTCGGGCAGAGCCTGCAATTTCTGCAAGTAATTGGTGCGCATATAGTAGGGATTATCAGTCACCCGGGCGTGGATGAAAGTACGGCTCTCGGGCGTGATGATCTGCTCGGGTGGGTAGTCGGCGCGATCGAAGCTATACCACGGAACCTGGTCGCCGTTGGGCAGGAACTTGAGGATGAACGCCTGGGGAGAAGAGACCTCGTAATCCTGGTCCTCGCCAACCGTCGTAAAATAGCGCAGCTCGCCGTCCTTCGCCGGATTGGGATGGCTGGGATCGAGCCACGGCGCGAAATACTTGATGACCCACCGGCCTTCGGGGGTATCGGGCGGGTTGAACGCCAATACCGCGCGGACGCGCTGATTGGGGTCATCGGTGCGGTTCCAGGTCAAAGTGTAGCGGACATCCGCCTCCAACATCTGGGTGACCTCGTCGTAGAACTTCAGATCGAAGTCCTCGCCCTGCTGCTTGGCGGCGTCCTCCGGCGTATCCATGCCGAAAAAGCGGATGAAGCGCTCGACCTTGTCGGGAGTGGAAAAGGTCCACGCCGAGTGCTGACTATTATAACCGTCGCGATTGCCGATGATCTTGGCGATCTCGAGCACGAATTTCTGGGTCTGGTTCTTCTGCGGACGGATGATCGCCGAGCGCTGGTGGGCAGTGACGCTGAGCCCCGATCCGAGGTGGGATTTACCGCCACCGGCCGCACCGCCGTAGCCGATCACGTCGGCCTTGTTCTCGACCACTTCAAGCTGCTTGGGAGAGGGCACCCAGATGACGTGCTTCGCCTTCTCGCGGAGCAGGCTTTCAAGCTCGGCGAATTCGGCCGGGGTGAGGTATTTCCGGGCGTCTTCGAGGGTCTGGATTTGGGCCTGGGCCATTATACCGGTTCGAAGCCCCACCCCTTGCGCGTTCCGGGATAAGGCAGCTTTTTGCGCCCGGGGAAGATGCGTTTTCCCGCCTTGCCGCCATTGACCGAAGCCATGCGCCGCTTGCGAACGCGGGTGACCGCTTCGAGCGCTTCGGGAGCGGGGCCGGTGTCGATCAGGCGGTGGCGGCACGGCGTATGGCTGTTGACGCCGCAATATGAGCAGGGAAGGCCGGGCTCGGCGGGGGTCACTTCAAGGTCTCGGTCATGGTGATCTTCCTTTCGAGGTTTTCACGAAATACCTTTAAATTTCATAGCGTTGCGGAATTTTTTGCGACACGAAGGCTTCCCGCTCAGCCAAACCCCCAGCCCACTCCCCGAACCGCTTCCAGCGAGGCCCTCCCCCTCTTCAAAATCATGACATGATATCGTCAATGTCATCAGCCGGCCGCGCATCGATCAACCCTCCCTCGGCCATGCGCTGCGCTGCGAGCACAAGCAGAGCGTTGACCCTGTTGTCTACCAGCGTCACGCTCTGAGGTGCGGGCAGGGCCTTGCCACCACTGGTGACGTCGATCCTGTTGCCGTATCGCTCTGGCGCCATGAGCTGAGCGAAGCGCTCGCGGGTGCTGATACGCAGCGCAGCGCGCCTCACGCAGTCCCCGTCGAGCTTGGCGTAAGGCTTTCCCTGGTTGTCGTAAGCGATGTACGCATCCGTCACCGCTTCATCGCTAATCGCGATGTTTTCCTCTAAAAGCTTGGTTATTCCTATGCCCCGCGCACGCGCGTATCGCTCTCGTACTTCATCGCTTTCCGCTACCCATCGCAGGAACGTGCTCATCCCACATGGCGCATCCTTGCCGCTGCAAATCTGTGAAAGGAAACGCTTTTCCTCCAACTGAGCGCAAACTAGCTCGATCACTTCAGCCTTGCGCTCAGGGGTGAACTTCATCAGCCCATGATATCCGCTAAGCGCTTCGCTGTGAAGGTCTTCAGGTTTTCATGCTCCGCGAGCCACGTCATCCGCACCCCTTCGGGCTCGAACTCGATCGCAAAATGCAAATCGGCTGTCCCTTCGCCAACAATCTCATACGCTCGCCGCGGCGGCTCCTTGATCCGCTCAGCCTCATAAAAATGGGTAAAGCCACGCCTCCAGCCGGCGTCCATTGCGGCCATGGGATTGTTCGCGCTGATGTGATAACAGCCATGAACGAGCGCTCGCGCTTCTATCCAATTGATTATCAAATTCTCTTCAACCTTGGCGCCTTCACGCTCCTCAGGCGCGGGGATGCGAATAACCTTGGCGAAACCTGGCTTCTCATCGCTCTGCTTGATCGTCTTGAAATAGACGCCCAGCTGCGACGCCCTGACCGAGACATACTGGCGCAGCTGCGTCGGCTTCTTGTCCGCCCAGTCGACGTGAAAGAAATCCCCTTCCTCCATTTGACTGAAGGGCCAAATCCACCTTGTTCCAATCGGCTCGATAACGCCAAAATCCTTCGCCATGCTCTACTTCCTTTCGACACATTCCAGCCGGAGAAAACCCGGCCGCTCATCCTTCAACTCAAACCGATGCGTGCGCTCGAGCCGTTCGATCCTGAAGCCAATCCGATTGATCGTCCTAGCCCGCGTGCTCACCCGATAATCGACAAGCAACCAATCGCCTTCGCCCATATCCTTCAGCGGCCAATGCCACCGATGCTCAACGCCAGTTGCCCCCAGCCAACCCATCATTCAATCCTTCGCGCGCGTGAGGGGCAATCTCAAACTCTTTAGGGTTTCCATACTGCTTAACATTACTGTTAGTTAGTAGCATTCCTCTGTATAGATCAGAAAGTGGGTTTGCGCGCGCGAGGCCATAATCAAGCCGAACCGAGTGTTTTAAGCGACGAACCGAGTCCTTGAACCGACGTGGTTAGATTGACAACGCCATAAACCTTTCGGTATAGACCCAATCACGCCGCGAATAGGTACGGCGAGGTGCAATTCGTCTGCCAGCCCATGAAAGGAAAAACTCAATGACCCGCAAGGATTATATTCTCATCGCCGCCTCAGTGAACCGCAGCCGCATGGCCAGCGGCATCAGCGGCGCCGCACCGATCAAAGCCGCAAAGGACAGCGCGCTGCACCTGGGCGCGATCGACCTCGCCGCGTCGCTCAAGCACGACAACCCGAACTTTGACCGCGAGCGTTTCATGGTCGCTTGCGGCTTCTGACTGCAACCATCAAGAGCCGAAGAGGAGCAATCAAAATGCAGCTATCCGAAACCCGCAAGGCTGACCGCGCGATCATGGCCGAAAAGCTTGCTGCCGCTATGTGCGCTGCGGGCGCCACTTCTGCGCTAGTCCGCCCTTCCGAATATGATCCCCACCGCATTGACGTCCAGATATATGCGCCGGGCGGCGCGACGATCCACGTCGATTTTGATGGGAAGAGCTGCCAGCCCAACGTCCACGTCGCAACATGGAACACTCGCGGCCCGGTCTTCCTGTCGCCCATCCTGGGCGACGTCAATTCCTGGCACTACGGCAAACTCAACGTCGTCGGCTACGGGCTGGACAATCTGATCCAGCAGCTCGAGCGCCACCTTGCACGCTTCGCGGACGGCTCGGGCTACCTCACGGCGGATGATCCTCGCCTCGTCGCGATGGGCGAGCGCTACAAGGCGCAAGGCTGGACTTGGCCGAACGAAGCCTGACCCTTCCCCAGAGCGCGCCGGTATGGGCCCGGCGCGCCGCGGATGAACGGCCAAGCACGAAAGGAAACAGAGCAATGATTGATTTAGCGCTACGGCCCTTCGGCCCGCATCTGATTATCGAACCTCGAAGCGAAAAAGGGAGGCGCTTTGCCGAACGCCGCCTAGCTGCGTTTCGCTACTCTAACGGCGTTTATTCGGCCTCAACCGAAGAGCAATGCCGCAAACTCGGCGCGGAAATCAAGCGCTCGAAACTGGAGGTAAAAGTCGCATGACCCAGATCACCCCCGACATGGTTCACAACGCCGTGCGCTACGCCTCGCGCCAGCCGGGCGACGTCAACCAGCATATCGCCCGCTATCTCAACGCCGAGCTCATGGGGCGCACGCCAGGCCCATTTGGCGGCTCGTCTGCGCTGCACATCCCGACGCGCCAAGAGATAGCCGCGGCACTTGCTACGCGGCACAGTCGCATGATCCCGCCCGGAAATATCACCTGGATCGACGAAATTGATTTACCCCACAAAGGCAATCGAACCGGCCTCTACTGGCCGTGCTTCGTTGCCGCCTTGATCTGCTTTGGCGTTGCGCTGTTCGCCATGTGGTTCGGCGAGGAGGGGATTGCGGCGGTCTTCGGGTTCGGCACCGCAGCATCGATCATCCTCGGCTGGCGCAGCGTGTAACTTTTTCGCTTGATCCGCTGAACCACAAGGTTTAGGGTCGTCTTCCCGTCGAAAGGAAGGCGACCCTTATGCGTTTCCAGATATATCCCGAGCACGGCCGGCACGCCGGATTGCCCACCGGCCTGTGGCGCTGGCGCCAGGTTGCGCGCAATGGCAACATCGTCGCGGACGGCGCCGAGGGCTACGCCAGCGAGTCGAACTGCCGGCGCGCGGTCAACCGCCAGAACCGGCTGTTCAAGACCCCGCTGCCGATCGAGGTCGTCGATGCCTGAGAGCACCCCAACCCCACTGCCGACTGTTACGGATGCGATGATCGAAGCTGGTCGCGCCGAATGCGATGAGCTTGGCCCGCAAATGCACAAGGGTCTGTTCGCTGCAATCTACGCCGCCATGCATTCAGCCCAAACGGTCGCACCTGCCGACGAAGAACTTGTGGAACGACTGCGGAAACTGGCGCTGGGCGCTCGTCCCGGCGACGTTCGTGGGCAAATCATGCTCGAAGCCGCCGAACGCCTCGCTTCCCGTGCACCTGCCGACGAGGATGCGGAGTTTCTGCTGCAATTAATCGACGTTTATGTGGCCACCATTAGTGCGGGCAACCGCGCCAAGGTGCGGGCCATTGCCGAACGCCTCGCATCAAAGCCCGCTGATGATGGGCCGAAGTATTGGGAGCGACCGTTTGGCGATGCTGGTGACGCAATCGACTTTGCTTGCGGGCACTGTGCCCCTGACGAGGCAATCGCTTTTCTCGAAGATTGGCGTTCAGCGCCGCATGGCAGTCTCGCAGATGCGTGGCCGGGATATATGCGCTGGCTAAAGGTTCAGCAGGAAGGCGCAAAAGCCGCCACCCTTTCCCCACCACAAGCCACCGGGAGCGAGAAATGAGCATCGAGGAAGCGGTCTTTTCGATCCTTGGGGACGAAGCGGGCCACGCGATCATTGCTGACATGGGCCTCCATTGGGCGATTGTCGCAGCCGTAGCCGCCGCGACGACAGCCGACGACCCCAAAGCGATAGCGGCGATCCGCGAACACAACGCAGCAAGGCAACCGTCATGACCCCCACCCCTGAACCCGTCACAGAGCCAACCATCGCGGACACAATGGGCGAAGCGCTGGAAGTGCTGATGGATTGCAACCGCTATTTGACCGCGTTTGGTTCGGTTGAACCTTCGCAACTCGTGCGGCGCATCAATAGCATAACGACGAAGCTCAGTCTCCAAAAGAGCGATCAATCCTACCTCTGGCAGCTTGCGACGGTCAACGCCGCGCGCGTCAAGGCTGGCGAGCAACCGCTGACCTATGCGGAGTTTCTGGCGGGAGATTGCGATGACTGAACCCGTCACAGAGGATGGGCTTGTGCAGCGGGCGATTGACGAAATCGTGCGCATCGAAGGCGAGCGCGAAAATGGGCCGTTCGTGTTTTCTTACGCCGCTGTCGAGCAAGGCATCCGAGCCGCACTCAACACCGAGCCCGCCCGTAGTGGGGAGGAATTGCGAGCAAAATACGATGAGCTGATTTTCGCGGTGGGCATAAAGCATCCAAATGAGACCCGCCACCAAACAGCACTGCGCTACATTCAGCGGGCCGAAACTGGCGGATCAGATGAAGCCAAAGCCGCCCTATCCACCCCTCTCGAAGCCAGGGATGATGTGAAGTGAAAACGCTATTCGAGCGTACGATGGATGCTGCATCGCCCAATCGTTTCGTCATTAAGCGGTTCAAGGACGGCGACAATATCGGCTTGCCAAGCTGGGCGAAGCATTTGCTCATCGGCGGCTTCGGATCGCAGGGATGGAATGCTTACGATCAGAACAAGGGCGGTGCTGTAGCTGCAACCGGCAAGTGGGGCGATGCGCTGATCCGCAAGCCTGACGGTT